GGACCTTCTAATAAATTTTGTATTGGGTCTATGCCAGTGACTTGTGTAAATGCATCTAACTTTTTTGAAAAACTTGCACCACTATCTTTTTTAGGTTTTGTTACTTTTTTTTTATTTTTTCTATCCTCAGATTCTTTTGTTCGTTTTTTTAATCTTCTTTCAGCTCTTACAATTTTATCTGCTTGAGAGCCTCTTGGATAACCAGTAGGATTATCTTGTTCTACTAAATCTCTTGCTAAAGTTCCTTTTGGATAATTTGTCATTTTTTTTTAGGTCTCCCTCTTTTACTTTTCTTCTTTGGCATACACTCGCACAATTTTCCGAAGAGCCTTCTTTTAATTTTTTTAAATATATTTTTTATTTTGGTAATCACTAAAAACCTCTTTGAGCTAATTTAGGAGTAACAAGTAATCCACCTTTGTTTTTTTTCTTTACAGTTTTTTTGATTGTATCTTTAGGAAAACTTTTATTAATGTAATTCACTATGCTTTGAGTTGACTTGCTATCCATTTTAGCAGTAATTTTAAAACCATCGTCTTTGGTTCTTGTAGCAATTTTTTGTGAACCCATACCCTCTTTTTGTAAAGTTTTACCAGTGGAAGTTAATAAATTACTGTCTGCTTTTTTACCAGAGTAAAAAGCATCTACAACTTTTTTATCTTTTTTTGTTAATCCTTTATAACGACCTACCAATTTTTTGTATGTAGGACTTCTTGCTTCAATTCTATTAAGTGTTTTTTTAACAAGTTTTTTTGCACCTGGTATTTTACCTACAAGTCGTACTAATTTTACTCCTTTATCTATCATTATTGTGCTCCTTGTTTTTTTACTTTGATATTTGTCATAACTATTCCTCAATAATAATTATATTCTTTTGGAGGTAAATCCTCATTGTCTACATAGTCCGAGTATAGTTCAACAAAGTTGCCTTGTCTATACCGAAGCATTGCTTGTGTCATGCTATCTACAAAGTCGTCATTCGCACCATGAGGAAAACTTGCACATTCTTCTATCACTGCATCTGCAAAACTTTCTCCGTAAGGAAACCACACTGCACCACTTTCAAATAATGGTGCTACTGCATTTACTCTCGCAAACTTATCGTTGCCCTTACTTGGAACAAAAGGAATAACTGGTATACCCATTCTTCTAAATTCTTGTGTTAAAGGTTCACCACTTGCTTTCTGTTCTATAATTACACTTTCTGCTTCCCAATATTTATACGCATCCATAGCAACAACTTTTAATTCTGGAAAATCATATTTACCTCGAATAGCATCTAACAAAATTATATTTGGTGTTACTTCGTCTGGATAAAAAACTCCCCAAGTTGTAATCGCTGAATAGTCCGCAGTTTCTTTTTTACTAAACGCAGTATCATAACTTTGTATGACATGAATTAAATTAGGTATGTGTTCTTCCTTCCAAGGTTGCCACCATTCTCTTTTTATAATCGCACCTTCCTCGGATGTTGGTTCTTGCATGTATTGAGCTGACCAATTACGAACTGGTAAAGATGCTTTTATTTTTTCTAATTCAGATAGTTCCCAATATTCTGACCACACTGGTTTACCATCTGGTAAGATAGCTGGAAAAGAAATTGTTTTCCATGAATCAGCTTTGGGTTCTTTTTGAGCCTTCAATAATCTACCAGTCAAATCATCTTCTGCCCATCGTGTCATAACTAATAAGATAGATCCACCAGGCTGTAATCTCTGTCTAGGTCCTGATGTATACCAATCATATGCTCGTTCCATTGCTAAGTCGGACATAGAATCTTGTTCCGTGTGTGGATCATCAATAATCAATAAATCTGCACCACGACCTGTTATCGATGCTCCAACACCAGCAGCATAATATTCTCCACCTTGATTAGTTTCCCATCTTCCTTTTGCTTTGGAGTCCTCACGCAATTTTACATCTCCAAAAATTTGTTTGTACTCAGAAGAATCAATTATATTTCGAACTTTACTTCCAAATCGTACAGCAAGTTCTGTGTTATGTGATACTTGCATAATTTTTAATTTTGGAAACTTCCCTATTATCCATGCTGGAAAATATACAGATGCAAATTCTGATTTTGTATGTCTTGGTGGCATGTTTATTATGAGCCTTCCTTTTCTTTCAGAAGCTATTTTTGTAAATTCATTTGCTATGATTTGATGATGACCCCATTTGCTTTTTTCTTTTTCTTTTCTGCAAATAAAATCTTGCCACATCTCTTGAACAAAATATAAAAAATTATCTTGGCAAAGTTTTATATGTTCAATATGTAACTTTTCAACTTGTAATCTTAATCTATCAGTAGTCAGATGTTCTGTTGCACTCATGAAATATTTATATCATAAAAAAATTTAGATGTTTAGTTCTTATATGTATGTATTCAACTTAACCTATAGCTATACTTGTAGTAACATAAATTTTTGCGACCCTAAAAAAAATAAAAAAAATGCTTGACCAGTTGCAAAATTACCATGAGCCTTCTTTACCGATGCATGGAGAACAAACTAAGAACATATGGATTTATTTAACATAATGTAGGTTATGCGAACTAACTGTTTCGAATCGAAATCGACTTAATTATTTTGTGTAAGTTTTCGCTGTTGTATTTTACTGTATCAAGCACCTCGAACCTCTCAACTTTGTCCTCTTTTTCAGAACAAAAAGCAAACATCGAGGGCAAAATCCTCATAAGTTTGAGCAACCTCTGCGAGGGTGCGAAAACTAAGTTGTAAACTAAACCACCTGCATTGATATAATCTATTTGCCAAATAATTTGATATTTAGATAATCCAAAATTCTTATCTTCATTTGACTTTAACTCTAACCAAAATGAACTTCCATTCACACATGCATGAACATCTGGTATTCCGTTAATTGTAGAGCTTTCTATCCTTGTCATATGCCATGCCTTATCTTGTTTTTGAAGTAAGTTAAGTTGATACCATAAATTCTTTTCCATGACTTCCTAACTAAACGCACCGACCAGTGACAAAACTGGTCAGTGCAACAAAGGAATCGTTAAAAAAACGACCATAGAAACCTTACTATGAATAGTAAGGAATATCAATAACTAATATTAGTTTTCTCCAACTTCATTAGCTTAATTTCTTTTTCCAATTTAATACCCACTTCCATCCAAAAATTGTGTGACCAAACTGATGGCGGTAAAGTTTTAAATAGTTTTGCTACTTTATCTTTTCGTTTTGTGAATAGATAGATCTTACAATCTAATTCTTGTTCTCTATCCATCAACAAACTTTTATACTTGCTCATAACTATCTCCATAAAGTATTTAATTTATAACTTAATCCTTCTGTAAGAATACCACATAAAATATCATTAGCATAATTCTTCTCAGCAAAAAAACCTATCTCTGCATCAACTTTATTTTCCCAAAAATATTCTGCCTTAGTAGATTGCGGTATAAATTCTACAACACTTCCACTGTCATTAATTATAAAATCATAATCTGTAGTCATTTATTTCTCCTTTGTTGTTGAGGGGGAGTAACCCCCCCCCTTAAATTATTTAACAATATTAATCAAAGTTCTATAGTGAGCACATTGGATATTGTAACCACCAGCTACGATAGTTTGAAGTACAATCTTTTTATCACCACTATTTGTACCAACTTTATATGAACCATGAAAACCATCTGTAGTATAATTAACTTTTGAATCTACAATCTTGGTAACTCCAATCTTTTCAAGTTTAACTCCTAGTTTAGCATCTCTAGCTTTAAGAGTTTTTTTAGCATTCTTAATCGCCAACTCTTTTACTCTAGGATTACGACCATTTTCATCATAACCAAAAAGAGGCTTTGTAGGATCATACTCTGGAGAGTTTTTATCTTGAGTAGCATTGTAAGGTGCAGGCTCATATTGAAGCTGATTATAAAGAGTAACACCACCAGATACTGCGTGCAATTCTTTATAATAACTGTAATCAAAAGCACTTTTTTCTTTAATAAAATCTCTCATAGCTTTGTGTCTAGCCTCATAATATACTACCAATCTATCAATATAAATAGTATCAGTAGGAGCAAGAGCTTTACCAAGTTCTTTAGCAACCCTTTCGATTGTTTCGATTTGTGTTTTGTAGTTTGTCATTTTCTTTTCTCCTTTGTTATATTATAATTATATCAAATCTTATCACATAGTCAAACAATTAGATTTCCTAGATTCCCAATTTCCCTATATAGTCGTTGCTTAGAAAAAAAAAAATAAAAAAAAGTTCTAAGGAGACCATATTTCTGGGAAAATGGAAAAAACCCCAGAAAACATACCATTACAGAGAAAAAGTTTTGGGAAAATTTTGGGAAAAATTCCTAGATTTTGGGAAAAATACTGTTTCTAGGATTGTTTTTCGTGCAAATTTTTTTTTTATTTTTATTTTCTAAGGAAGTGCTATATAGTATTTTTAGAAATAGAAAGTGATTCGTGATGCCTCAAAGAAGTAAATTGGTTCGTACAACTAAAGACCTTACAGACAAACAAAAAAGGTTCATTGATATACTTGTTATGAAGTGGGGTAAGATAACAAAGACCGATGCATTGTTAGAAGCTGGTTACACTCCTAAGACAAGAGAAAGTGCCTTTGTCCTTGCATCGAAGTTAACGAACCCAGATACCAACCCTCATGTTTGCCGATACATGGAAAAGAAATTGTTAGAAGAAAAAGAAAAGTATGAGAAAGATAAATTAAGAAGATACAAAATACTAGATGATTTACGAGACCAATCTTCTGCTAAAGGACAATTTACTGCATCCATTAATGCGGAATATCGTTCTGGTCAGTTAGCAGGATTATATGTAGACCACAAACAGATAACCCATTCAACTTTGGAAGGAATGAGTAGAGACCAATTAGAAAAAAGACTAGAGGAACTAGAGTCTAAGATTGGCGAAGCAAAAAACATAATTGATGTTACACCAGACAAAATCGAAACTAAGTAAAGTAACGAACCAAGCACAAGTAAAAATCAAAGACGACCCAGTGCGAGATGTTAGTTACAGGTTTAGAACAACACAAGGTAGAAATATCTATACAATACAAGACAAAGCAGTTGTGTGTATTGCTAATACATTTGAGCTACCAATTACTATGCAAGAATTAGAAATGTACTCACAAGAAAATGCAAAAGAATTTACAATATTTTATACAGTGTGGTCATACGAAAAAGGATTTGGTCGAACTATATTAAACGAATTATTACAAATATTACAAACTGAAAGATTTGTAACATTGTCGCCAAAAACAGAAATGGCTAAAAAGTTTCATTTAAGAAACGGAGCAAAATTATTATCTAACAATAAGACCAGTTATAATTTTGAATATTTTAAATAACACTCATATAAATAGTAGAAGTAAAAGTGGTCGTTGATTGATGTACCTCTTCTCGTAATCGTTTGAGTTCACCTTTTCTTCTTCGTTTCTCACGAATGTTGATAGATTTTAATTCTAAGTAATTGTTATAATATTTCTGCCACTTTACTTGTCTCGTGGTAAATTTAACAAGACCTTTTTGTAATGATCTAATATAAGATTGACTAATATGCTCTGGTTCTAATAATGCCCAATCACATACTAAATTAAAATCTCTACTATTTCCTACTAACCAATTATGAGCTTCACATTTTAGTAATGCAGATTTTCTATCATTGTGAGGTACGAGAACATCTTCAATACAATTCAAAACAACATAACAAAATAATTGTTCTTCTGGATTGCGTTCTGTGAACAAGACTTGTTTACTATTATAATATCCTAAAACTGCTAATACATTTGGTTGTGGTAAATACATTAATGTCCGTATAACTTAATAGCATCAACTAAAAAATCCTTATAAGTTTTTGTTAACGGACTTCCTTTGTCTTTATGTAATATATATTGTGCGTATACAGTGTCTATATATAAATGTCTATCATCTGGTTCTAAGGTTCGTGGGTCGAGGGTCTGCATTAAATCTTTAATATTATCGAGATGCAGTTTTAGGAACTCTTCAAAATCCTCATAACTTATCTCTGAAAACAGAACTGTCTTTGGAGTTTTCTTTGTCATCGACTAGTACAACACCTTCCCCTTTACAAACACTACAGATAACATATTCGCCTTGTTGTTTTTTGTCGAGAGTTTTTTTTCCTACAGAAGCTATCGCTTCTTTCCAAGCATCATCCATCATACCCATTATTTGACACCATAAAAAATAGGTTCACAATAAATACCTGTTTTATCAGATAAACTGTTAGGTCTTTTTCCCATCGAATATCCTATTATATTTAATTTTGTTTTACTTTTAATAAATTTAATTACAGGAGTACAACAATCGTTATAAGTGTGATTAGCATATACATTAGCTATATTAATTGCAAAAACTCCACCCTTTTTTAAACTTTTCCATGCATGATGTAACATTGGTAATAAAAAACCCTCAACCCAATCTTCAAACTTTCTGTATTTTTTATAAGATTGTAACTCACCATGATATTTTTCTATTTTATAATAAGGCGGAGAAGTAAAAACAAAATCAAAATAATCTTCTGCTGGACTGTCAACCTCTGCACCCTTATATTCAAAGTAACAATTTCCTCCAAACTGTTTTACTTGCTCTGCATATCCAGTAAATACTAAAGGATTTGTCTCTCTACAATAATATTCAATTTTATTATGAAGCAAATTGCAAATAGATTGTGCTGCCACTAATCTATCTCCCCAACCCCCACAAGGGTCATACCATTTTTTTACATTGAATTTATGTAATAAAATTTTAGCAGCAGAAGGTCTAAATTGCGAAGGAATATATTTTCTTAAAGATAAAGCTGTTTTCCATGAAGCAGGAGTATCTTTGTAGTAAATACATTTTTCTAAACCAACTCTAATTTTTTTATCATACCAACTTCTTATAGGAGAAGGAGAGGTTAAACTGTCACAAGACATTCTGATATTCCAATTAAAATAATCACTAGCTTGTAAACCTACTTTACTTTGACCTATGTAAAAATTTCCTTCTATTTCTCCCTTTGAAAACCAAGCACCTTTTTTATATCGGTAGTCTTGATATAAACATAATTGATTAAAAGAATCTTTTGCTTGATTTAATGTTGGTTTATCAAATGGAAAAAGAGGTATTCTATTTTTGTCCATTCATCAACTGCTTCTTTAACTTCTCTATTTTAATTTGTTCTTTTTTAGATAAGTAAGTAATGTAATCATTTACTAATTTACCAATCATAGCTGCTGGGTTGCGGTATTTTTTTTCACACAATCCTTTTAGTAATTTAAAATCTTCAACTCGTATTGCTACTGTTCTCCATTTAGTAGTGTCCATAATAATCTCCTATAAAGTTAATAATAGTAAATACAACCAAACGATTGTATTAGCTCCAAAAATAGTTATTAATAGTATTTTTGCCATGTCTTATTAAATATGTGATATTACAAAATAAGTCAAGTTATATTATATTGTTTCACCAAAATTGTCACCTATTGCTACATCCACTTTCATCGGAACTAAAAACTCTACACAGTTCTCCATAGTTTCTTTTATAATCTCAATGTCTTTTTTATCTTTAATACTAAAACACAATTCATCGTGAACCTGTAATAGTGGCAAGTGACCCAAGGTTGCACAATCCAACATTGCTTTCTTTGTAGAGTCGGCACTTGTTCCTTGTATCAATCTATTTAATGCCTTATATGTGTAAGCTCGTTTAATGTTTTTAGCACCATACTTTGCACTGGCATTTTCAAATTTTTCTGCTTGATGTATTCCAAAATCTTTTGGTTCGAATAAATCAAAACGACATTTTCTTCCTAACTTAGTTCGTATCACTCCTTCGTTTTGTGCTTTATCCATACACTTATCGGATAGCATTTTTAAAAATGGTGCTTTGCGATTATACTTATCAATAAGAGAACTTGCTTCATCAAAAGTTAAACCCAACATATTCGCTAATTTATTTTTACCCATACCATACATTAAACCTAATGAAATACTTTTAGCACTCTTTCTATCAATACCACATAAGTCTGCAACTGATTGATGAAAGTCTCCATCACCGCTTTCATATGCTTTAGCTATTTCTTTTGCACCATCAAAGTCTAAAGCTAAACTATAATGGATTGCCACTTTGGGTTCTTGTTGCGAGTAGTCTAAGGCGACCCACTTCTCACCTTCTTCTGGTAAAAACAATCCTCGTATTAAATTACCAAAGTCTTTATTTCTTGCTGGTAGTTGTTGTAAGTTTGGATTGCTCATGGATAATCGACCACTTACTGTGCCACCATTGTTTCCTCTTAATTGGTTTATCTCTGCATGTATTCGACCTTTGTGTGTGTATTTTAAAATACTGTTAATAAAAGTATTATGAAATTTATTGAGTTCTCTTGCTTGTACAATTAATTTTGAAATATCGTTAGCATCATCGTTTAACCATTGTTGCGTGAAACTTGGTTCTTTAGTCTTTACTGTTTTAGGATATTCAATACCTAGTGTATCGTAAGCTATGGCGATACTTCTTGCTGCCCATATGTCTACATCTTTACCAACTAACTTTTTTATATTTTGTAATGTAGTTTTTTCTCTTTGTTTAAAATCTATTTTTAATTTTTCTGCACCATCAGTATTTACTCGTATACCTCGACTTCTCATTTCAATTAAGTGTGGCAATAAGTCTCGTTCTAGTTCCCAAATAGTTGTTAAGTTTTGTTTAACTATTTCATGTTTAAATCTTTGCCATAAGTTATAAGTAAGTTTGCTATCTTGTTCAGCATAATGTCCAACATGTTCAGAGGGTAGTTTCCACATTTCATTCTTTGGGTCAACACCATACAGTTGAGCAGACTCTCGTAATCCCTGTTCCGCTTTTATCTCACCTAAATATTCTTTTGCTAATGCGTTTAAAGAATAACTAAATCTGTTTTCATCGATTAAGCAACCAGCAATCATTGTATCTACAATCTCACCTTCTACTTTTATTCCATACGATTGTAACCATCCAACATCATAAGATGCGTTGTGAAAGATTTTACGACAAGGTAAAGCACAAACATCTTTCATGTATCGTAGGACTTGTTCCTTGATAAGATTACCACCACCTAGATGCCCAAATGGATAATAAAAGCTACCATGTTTCGAGGTCACTGCAAAACCAATAATCTCACCTTTACCTAATGCCCAACCAGATCCTAACCCATTGTTAATACCCTCATCTCTTGTTTCTAAATCTATTGCTACCTCATCGCAATCTGATAAATCCACATACTCTGTAGGTGGTGACCACATGTTGGTTTGTTGTAGTGGAAAAACTAATTGTAAACCGCTACTCATAATCTCTCTCTATTATCATTTCACAATAATGAATTGCTTTTAATATGTCAGATTTTTTGCCTTTGCTTTTGTGTCTACAAATGTATTTAATGACATTGCCCTCAGCAAAACCTAATTCGTTTTTATTAATAAACTGTGAAGGTTGTATCTTAAATTCTTTATAGTGTTCACTGCCCTTTTCCCAGACACTCATTTTTTTTCTCCTGTATATGTTTTTTTCTTACGATAGTATTTGTCTCTTCTACTGATTTTAAAGTAAAACCATTTTTAAGCAAATCAAATAATTTACATTCTACTTCGAACTTACTTGGTCTGGTTTTAAATTCCATTTTATAATTAATTTGATATTTACCCATCATATAACTCCTGCATTATGTAAACCAATTATGGTACTAATAATCGTGTAAGCTATTATATATGTCATTTACTCCTCCTGTAAAATTTCACTTATAAAAAACTCTGTATCTATTATATCATAAGTGTCTTTTGTTTTTAATCTTTCCATTTTACTTTTTACTTCTTCTTCACTTCTTCCCATTGCTTGTCTTTTGTAATAAATAATTTTTTTTGCATACACTGCATACTTTTTATTCTTTCTTGTCATCTTCTCTTTTACCCCAATACACTAAATGAAAAGCACCACAACTTGGACAAGATAAATTTGTCACTATCTCATGTTCCTCATCATCTTCGCAATCATGGTCTCCACCCCATATTAATTTTGTTTCACAGTTGTAACATTTCATTTTTTTTTCTCCCTTAAATAAGTAAGATAATTTTCTCCAATCGGATAATTATATTTATGGTCAGTGCTTAATATGTGCAATCTTTTTTTAGCTCTTGTTACTGCAACATAAAAAACTTTTCGTTCTTCACTTTTTTCAAAAGGTGTTTTGTTTTGAAAAGAAGCTATCCAATTAGTGCGACTATATACTAATACATTTTCACTCTGTCCACCCTTGACAGAATGAATAGTATCAATAATTATTTGTGGTTCGTTATCTAAAGTTTTCTGACCATATCGTTGTAACAATCTTACGAAGTATGTAACTTGTGGTGGATGAAAATTTCTTTTCAATATTTCGTACCAAGGTTTAGTAGCACTATCGTCATTTAAATTTAAGCCACACCAATCAATCAATCCATCAAAGTCATACTCTTGTGTATCTGGTAAGCTCACCCAAAATTTTACAGAACGAAATGAACTGTCTTTTATTTCACGAATATATTTCATCATGTTTTCTGCTTCGTGTTTCGTGATGCTTTTACCATTAGCAATTTTAGTCCAACTCTTAATCGCATCCCATTGCTTTTGGTCAAAAGATTTATTACCTCGATTATCCGCAAAATATAAACCAGCATCTTTAGCCATCATCCGTAATTCATTTACTGTAGAATTAACTCTACCTAAGATGTACCAAGTTCCTTCTAAATGTAATGGTATCTCTCTAAAATTTAAATATCGTTTTACATAACTATCTTTGTCAGATGGATAATATTCTTTGTCTAAGCTGTCGATAATACCTCTACGAATAATTTGTGAGAAGTCATAGATAGCTTGTCCAAATCTTTTTGTTTGTCGTAGCACAACTTTTCTACCAGAAAAATAGTGTGTAAAATATTTTGAGTCTGCTCCACTCCAAGAATAAATAGATTGATCATCATCACCAGCTATGTAAATGCGGTCTATATTATCTACCATTTTATAAATCAATGACCATTGTAGTGGAGTGAAGTCTTGAGCTTCATCTAATATTAATAATTTTAATTTAGGAAAATCTACCTCATCGATAGCTCGTTCTATCATGTCAGTAAAATCTATGAAGCTATCTTTTTTGTAGTGTTGGTAGGTAGATATTTTTCTTAAATATATTTCTAAAGAATCTTTTTTATATGTTTCTTTTTTATAAGTTAACACTGGGTCTTGCATCGTGTTTCGTGCTTTGTCATACACTCCTAGTGACCAATCTTTATATATAAAACCATCGTCAGCTAGACGATTATCTGATGTTTTAATAATTTTACTTTGTAATGCAAAATCTATCATACAGTTTTTTGGGTCAAATATTTCTTCTTCAAAATATCTACGACAATATTTATGTAGTGTTTTAAATCTTTCAAAATCTTTAATACTAAAATTAGGAAAAGTATTGATAGCTCTATCCACTGCTTCATTGACCGCTTTGTTTGTAAAACTTATGTAAGCAATATCATTAGGATGCACACCCTTTGCTAAATATCTTTTTAAGATGCGTTCAATTAAAGTATAAGTCTTTCCAGTACCTGGTGGTCCAAAAATCTTTATAGTTTTTTTATGTATCTCTTTTTGTTTCTGTAGTCCTAAACTTGTCATGATACTCTTCGTCTAATTCTGTTACTTTCTCTTTTGGTTTTTGTTTAATAATTTCGTGACTAATAAATTCTGGTAATGTTACATGCCAGATATTTTTTTCTCCTTCATGATAATCTTTTCTTCTACATCCTAACAAACGCAAAGCATCTGTAGTAGTATTAAATATTCGTGCTGCATTTTTCTTGATAAATTTATCCAAAGTTATTTTTTTAAAATAACAAGTGTTGGTGTTCGTATCTAATACGACATAGCCATCTTTTAATCTCTCATAATTATCTTGTTCAATGTGACTTTCAAAAAACTTTTTTAATGTATTATATTTTTCTTCTTCTACTGTATCTTCAAATTTATGTTGTGAATCTTCTACTGACCTTTCGACAATACCTTTCATTAATAATTCAAATGGTGAAGGACCTTTTTTACTTTTGGGTAATGTCATCCAAAAAATTCTGTATCGTAATAATCTAGTGCGAAAAGTTTTTTCATCTTTCATGTCCTCTGGTTGTATCGTGACTCGTTGTCCTTGATAACTGAACTCATAGTAAATAGTTTTTGTATCTCGTATAAAAGTTATGTCAGAAAAATCTTCTATTACCTCTGGTGTAGCTTCACCAATTCCTAACCTTCTTTGTTTACATAATTCTTTATTACATATCGGTGCATACTCTGGATGCTTTGGCGGACACTGATAATCGTAACTACTTTTGTGTACACTCTTTGTTAGTTGTGTCACTTCGTTTCGTGGTAATGGATTATGAAATATTTGTGTGTTTCTACTTTGTGCAATCTCTTCTAAAGTTTGCATTGTGTTAGCATTATTTTTTTTCATTTCTAATACCAACACATTAAATAAATAATTGTTTCGGTTGTTGCCTGTCCATTGCTCTTGTATTAACTTTTGTACACAAGGCGGAAAATGTTTCCAAGACTTTTCTGGTTCATATTCTTTTATCTGTAATTTAAAAAACTCCTCTGGTGATAATGTTTTTTCTTTTGCTATCTGAATAAATTTTTGTATTAATACTGGATTGTTATTATCGTTGTATGCAAACTCCATACTACTATCCATATTTTGGTAAGGCATATTTAATGCTTTATTACATGGAAATATTTCTTGAGCTAAAAAATATTTATTATTTATTACTGATAATTTATCCGCTACTTTATTTGCATCTACCCATTCATTTAAAAAAACAAAAATATGTAGACCACCAGATTTAGATTTCACTGGCACTAGCGGTAATTTAAAATCTCTTATTATATCCACATATTTTTTCTGTGAATAATTTTTATAAGAGCTGGGATCTATATCTATACATCCCCACCGACACTTACCATCTTTTTCTGGTCGAACACCTATACGAACTTTTCCGTCTAAGTGAGCCTTCCAATCTCTTTTGGTTATGGACTTATTTATAGTAGTGTAAGTTGTTACTTTCTTACCTCTCTCATCAAGCCTACCATCTGTGGTAGACTTGATAAAAGAGTCAGAGCTACCTTTAAATAACTCCGACAATTGCTCATGCATTAGAAAGGAGTATCGTCTGAATTAGTTTGTTGTTTTTTAGTAGGTTTTTCTTCTACTGTCTTTTCAACATTTTCAGACTCAAAATCCACCTTTCCAAATATGTCAGATTGTCTAGCTGCTTCATAAAATTCTTTAGTAGCTTGTAATGTATCATTGTCTTTTGTTACATCCAAAGTTTCTACATATTCAATAACCCATCCATACCAAGAGTTTTGTGAATTAGACTCTTTGGTCGTGGATAGTTTATAAACAGTCGCCCAACTTGGCATAACAAATCTTCCTTTTGACCCACTACCCATTCTAGATTTCATCATGCTATTCCACACTTTAGATTTTTTCTTCTGTGTAGATTTCATGACAATAAGAACAGATTCTATTGGTTCAAATTTATCATTTAAAATATATGCAAAGTGATTACCAGAATCTTCAATGTAATTACCTTGACCTTCACCTTCCATAATTCTGTCTTTACCATCATCTCCTCTTTGTGTTCTGTTCATTACATTTGGGTCTGTATGGATGGCTATGGGTCTACCTGGTGAGTCTCCTCTGTCTGCCCATTCATTGTAAGAATTTTTGTAGTAACAAGGTACAACATAAATTCCATCTTTACCTTTATACAATGAACCAGTGACCTCATTATATATATCACCTTGTCTTGCTTTCTCAATAAACTTACCATCGCTTTCATCCAAAACTGGACTATTAGCATAAAGTATTTTTAAGATAGGAAGTTTTTGGTCTTTGGCAGTAATGTCCTCTGTGCCTTGGTCGGCAAACTCCTCTAAATTTATTTTGGTTGGTAAATTTTGTTTCTTGGTTGCTATTTCTTTTTGCATGTTAACTCCTTATTATTTTAGTTTTGTTTGATTGATAAATTGAAAATACATCCATAGGAACTGCTTCGTTTTTAACTAAGATTAAATCTTTCATCATGGCAGTCAAAGTGTTTGTATTTACCTTTTCGTCTCGACTAACTGCAAGTCCTTTAGATTTTAAATCTTCAAAAATATCGTTAGCTTGGTTGTCCTCACTACGACTAAAGTTTACAGATAATTGATTCTTGATAATATCTTCAAACCCATTATCTCGTAACCATGCAAAAGCCTTTTCTTGATTTGCTTTTGTAATAGATGCTTTGATAAAAGGTTTCACTTGAACTGTAGTACCATCAGTGGTCTTAATCTCAGTCACTCCACTTTCATGTAATAAATTAGGTATCACTTCCTCAGATAATTTTCGTTCTTGTTCTTTCAAATCTTTTAATGATTCTTCAGTCTTTTTAATTTTATCTTGAAGTAATATTAATGAATCACACTGAGTAGCAATGTCCGAGATACTGTCTGTACTGAGCTCTGAAATCTTCTTTGCTTCTTCTTCTAAATTCATAAATAACTCCTTTCAGTATTTTTTTGTTTTACAAAATAAAACAGGTTAAGTCAAATAAAAAAATAAATAGGTGAAATACCTAAAGGAAATATGACTTATGATAATAGGATATAATAAATATATTGTGATATGTTGACATTTATAATAAAATATTATATAAATGATTCGTGAGACATTTTTTTCACAATAAAACAAAGGAAAAAACGATGAAAAAATATAAAGCAAAAAGAACTAAAAAAGAAATCATTGATAGGGTAGCTAAAAAATTAACGCACCTTATGAAAACAGAAGGTACTAACTGGAAAAAAGGTTGGACTTCTAATATTGCAAGATTTGATATACCAAAAAAAATATCAGATGGTAAATCTTATCATGGCTTTAACATTATTAATTTAGCAATGGAAGCTGAAGACAATGGTTATGAAAGTAATCTTTGGGGAACTGCTAATGCATGGAAGAAAAAAGGATATTATGTTAAGAAACATGAAACTGCACATCATGTTTTTTTTAATGCTCCTATAGAAGTAGTAGATAGAGATTTTGGCGTTATCACTGATAGTGGAGAATTAAAAGATGTTAAGAAAAAAATTTGGTACTTTCAACCATATCCAGTTTTTAATGCTAGCCAGATTCAAGATTATCCTATCGTGAAAAAAACTGAAGAGAAAAAAGTATCTAAGGTTACTGTATTAAAAGATGTAGAAAACTATGTTTCTAAGACAAAAGCTAATATTAAATTTGGCGGTGGTAGAGCTTTCTTTTCTCCAAGTGGTGACTTTATTAAAATGCCAAAGGTTGAAGATTTTCATGATACTGAATCTTACTATGGTACATTACTTCATGAATTAGTTCATTGGACAGGTAGTGATAAAAGATTAAAAAGAGATTTTTCTGGTGGTTTTGGATCTGATGCTTATGCAATGGAAGAGTTAGTTGCAGAAACTGGTTCAGCAATATTAAGCACTTTGTTAGGTATATCACCAACAGTAAGAAGTGACCATGCTCAATATCTAAATGGTTGGATTGAACAACTTGATAAAAAGCCAGAACAAGTTATGAAAGCAATAACTAAGGCTACTCAAGCAATCGACTTCTTGGATGGATTACAAAAGAAGGGAGAAAAAAAGAAGGTGGCTTAATGCCACTTTCTTGGAGGTGATATTATGATAGAAAAAGATTATGTCGCATAATTATAAAACACAACCTATGGAGCATCAAAGAGATGCTTTGAAAAAAGGAGCAACACAACGAGTTTTTGGTTTGTTCATGGAGCAAGGAACTGGCAAGACGAAAGTTATTATCGACAATGCAGTATACTTATATGACACCAACAATATCGATACAGTGTTTGTGATTGCTCCTAATAGTGTTTATACAAATTGGGAAGAAGAGATAGATAAACATGCTAGTTCTAAAAATTATATTTTTATGCATAAGATCCATAAAACTTTTGCACCTAGACCAGACTGTCTAACATGGTATTTAATGAATGTAGAAGCATTTAGTCATAAGTCTGGATATGAAACTGCATACGAATTAATAAAGTTTTACGGATTGAAAACTATGATAGTAGTTGATGAAAGCACTACTATAAAAAATAGAACCGCAAAGAGAACTAAAAACTTATCTAAACTTTCTAAAGGATGTAGATACAAAAGAATACTTACTGGAACACCAATAACTAAATCACCTTTGGATTTATGGAGTCAGATAGGATTTTTAGATGAAGAGCTATTAGGTTTTAAATCGTATTATTCTTTTCAAGCAAGATATAGTTTAATGAATAGAATATCAGTATCTGGTAATAGAAAGATAGAGATACCTTTTAAATTTATAAACCTAGATGAGTTAGAACAAAAGATGCAATCTTTTACCTATCGATGTTTAAAAAAAGATTGTTTAGATTTACCACCACAAGTATGGCAGAGAAGAAATATATTTTTATCTAATCAACAACGCAACACATATGAAATTTTAAAAGAACAAGCAAGAGTAATAATACAAGATAAACAAGCATCAATCACAAACAAGTTAACAGAAATATCTAAGCTGCAACAAGTTTGTTCTGGGTTCGTGTATAGTGACGATGGCAAGTTGGTTGAACTAGACAATGCTAAGTTAAGAGAGCTACTAAATATCTTAGATGAGATAGATGGTAAAGTTATTATATGGTCTACTTTTCGATACTCTATTGAACTGATAGCAAAAGAGATAGCTAAGAAATATAAAAATAACAATATAGTAGTGACTTTATATGGAGATACAAAAGACAGACCCAGTGTAGTAAAAAAATTTAATGAAGATAAAGACTGTAAATATTTAATTAGCAATCCTAGTGTAGGCGGATATGGATTAACTTTAAATGCTAGTAGCATACAAATATTTTTTAACAACTCTTACAACTTAGAAGAGAGACTACAAGCAGAAGCTAGAAACCACCGCAAAGGTCAGACTGCGGATAAAGTTACTTACATAGATTTAGTAGCAATTAAAACTATTGACGAATTTATACTGAAAGCATTAAAGAACAAAATACAAATATCTGCTCAAACTTTGAATGAAGAAGTATTAGCTTTCTTAGAATAGAATCGATTCGTCATTTGTAAATAATGTAGCTTTTACAAAAGCCTAGTTTTCTGGGTGTTATAAGTGTATATTTGCATATCACATCTTGATGTGCTATATTTATTATATAAAACAAAGGAGAAAAAAAAATGACAATAAGTAAAATAAAATTAGTAAAATTAACAAATGATAAAGTTATGGTTATTAAAACAGACGGTACAATTTGGGGAACAAAAAGCTTAACAGAATTATCTAATATACTAACACATAATTTAGAGAAACAATTTCCAGTATTACATAATGATTATGTAGGTTTTCACGATAATAAGGCTCTTAAATTATGGAACAACGCATTGAAAAAAGCAAAGTTATCAAATTTCAATTATTTGCCCAAAAGCCACACTTTAGATAAAAAAGATTATAAAAAATTAGAAGCAGATTTAGTAAGTTATAAATATTAATAAAATTTGAAAGGATAATTACATGACTAAAAAAGTAACAATATATCAGTTAGATAAACAAACTAATGAGGTTAAGCCTATAGTTTTGTTAAGAGAAAATTTTATAGATACTAATACAGACATTATGTATTTTGCAGATAAAAATGTAGCAATGTCTTATGCAGAAAATAACAAAGGAGAAAAATAATGGGAACATGGCATATAGATAAAGATAGGTTGAAAAAAATATTGACTAAACCTATTAAGAATAAAGATAGTATAGACAAGTTGGGTGATGGTTTGGGTGACGATGAATTTTTTGATTTCTTGGGAGAGATGCAAGACAAACATTCACCTAATAAAATAGTTAACGCAGCAGTGATAGATTTTTTGACTACACCTGACCACAATGATGAAGTTTGGTTGACTATAAAAGATAGTGAAGAAGTAGTTAGCAATAAAGTTTCTGACCACTATGGTAAACCAGACACCTCACCAAGTTTGTTGGAGAACATAGCAAACCATATAGATAAACAAATAAAAGGGGAGACTACTTAGTCTCCTTTTTTTTTGCGTACAAATTATCAAAAGTATATTCTGGATCTAAGTAAGACTCATCATCTTCTGCACTAAACTCATATTGACTAGGAACAAAATCTGGAGCACCAGAACCAGTTACCCATAATGCAGGATTAGTTGCTCTTACTCTGTTATTTGGTTGTGCTACTATCTGACCTTTAAACTCACCACTAGTTATTGCTAGTACATGAGATTGTTTGTGTTGTGCTACATCATCACCTAATGCGTTCATGTCATCTCCGTTTGTGTAGTCTATAGTAAAATAATATTTAGCATTATAAAACTCACCATCTATTTTTGTAATCCAAGGAGAACTACTTGCTCTATCGTATTTTATAATACTGAAATCTCTACTTGAGCAATCCCAAGGTTGTACCCAATGATTCTGGATTCGTGGAGGGTAGTCATCTAGCATTTCATCAGCTACCAAACTTTGTATTGGCATCCTTGCCCACATAGCTCCACCATGTGGACTCTCTGTTCTTGTAGCTTCATCTTCACAACCAGTAAACACAACTTGAAAAGATAAAGATCTATCAGGTATACAAGTAACCGCAATGGCAAGTGCGTGTACGAACTCGCCATGATACTGTCTATGATTGTGTGTAAATTCTTTTCTTACCCAACATTTAAAGTAAGGTATGTTTGCAGTTAAATATGCCATACCTCATGGTAATGTAATTTGATAAGAAATCAACTTTTATTTTTTAACTAGTTTATAGCCTTTCTTTGCAGCCATTTTACGAATGTCAGCTAAGTTACCTACAGAGGCTTTCATCATCTTTACACCGCCTTTAGCATAACCTTTGGAAGCCATTCTACCCTTCATTGCACCCATCATTTTTGTACCGCCTTTTGATGCCCTCATCATCTTTGTGCCACCTTTTGCCATTCTTCTCATACCTTTACTTTTTCTCATGTGTTTCTCCTTGGTTAAAATTATAGTATACTATTATTCATCGTCATCGACAATCCAATTACCTCTATTTTTTTTTTGGTCTAATTCAAACTCTATAGTAGCTGCTTCTTTTCCTTCACTGAGACATATTAAAAAATATCGTGGTTCAAAAATTTTGCAAGATTGGTCATCTTGGTCGAGTATCGTGTGTGCTAAAACTATTTTTACTGTAATACCTATAGCTACCGCTATAAAACCTATTACTGCTATCACAATAAATCCTAATCGTATCATGTCGTATATTTCTCTTTGTTTTCTTAATTTATCTGCTTTAGCCTTTTGAATGGCTTTTTTTCTTGCATCTATTCTTCTTTTTCTTTCCATGAGAATACTATCCCATGTCGTTGGACCAAACCTTAAATTTATCATATTTTTTACTTGCTGCATCTCTTCAGCTGCCAAACGAGCAGATATTATACTATCAGCCACATTAGATAAACCTAACTCATTCGCTGTGCTATTAGCTTGTTTAGACCTTTCTTTATTAATTTGTTGTTGACCTTCAAACATCTGGTCTATCTGTTTAGCAATACCAGAAATATCGTTTACTGTGTTGAGATTTTCCTTAATAAATGAGGTTGCAGATTTAACTAATGCTATACCAGTTAAAACCGCTGAAACTGGTTCAACCATCGAGATACACCCAGTCGTAGGTGTTTCGTTCTATAAAACCTCCAATAGATTTTTTAGGTATGTTTTCAGTATTTATATCTTCTGGTACTAAGACTTCTTCTGTGTCTGGTCTTTTTGTTCCTTGGGCATTTCTGATTTTGTCTCTGAAGCTGTCCGTAAGTTTTTGCCTAATATTATCGAGTACCCTGTCGCTTTCAGTTGTAGCATCTGTGACGGTTTTCTTACTAAAATATTGTTTATAATTTTGCCCATCTTCTTCTCCTTTGTTTTTCCAATCGTTTTTTAAAACTGTTAAATCAGATTCAGTTGTAAATAAATCAAATTCTTCGTCTGTATTCTTTATAACATCCTCTATTTGTTTTTGCAAATCCTTTTCAAAGAATTGATTTTTTTTACTTTCATTACCTTTTTTAGGTATTTTTCTATCTTTATAAAATTGATTAACTGTATCTGGTCCTACAATCATTCTAATACCAATTTTGTTATCTATGGTTTCAATAGGTTGAAAACCAACTATGACACCATTTGTTTTTTCATATATTTGAGTAAACAAATCATTAATGTATTTTGAGTCTCTTAATTTTGTAGAATCTCTTTCAACTAAATCGTATGTGTATGCTTGAGGATTTTTAGTCAATGCTTTAGAGCCATTAATATAAATTTCTGTTTGATTAAGAACATATCCTAATTTAGCTCCTATTCGTATTGCCTCACTTTTAATACCTAAAATTTCTTGAACTGTACTTGGGTTAACATAAGTTTGCCAACCACCAGTACCAAATACATTGTTATATAAATCTACATTTTCACTTTTTGCTATTTCATTTATTGCTTCATTAGTAATTTCATCGTTAATTTTAATTTGGTCGCTTATGGGTAATTCAGAGTAATCTTTTCCAAACATTTTATCCCAAGGTGAGCCAGTACCAGGTTTTACTTCCATAGAAACTCTACGGACATTTAAATTTAAAGCATCTTTGATATTACCAGCAGTATTAGCACCCCCATAAAGATTTGTTAAAGTAGTCCAACCTATCGCTTGTATTTCAGAGGGTTGCCAATCGTCTTTACCTTTCCATTTAATTTTATTTAAATGGTCTGTTAACTCAAGACCAAATATTGCTCTATTTTGATACAAGTCATTTGATAATCCACCTTCACCAAAATCATCTATAATATTATCTGGTATTTTATATCCCTTGTCTTTTAATAAACTTAACAAAGATGGGTCAACTAAACCCATATCTCTTCCTGTGTGAACATCAACTGTAAAAGGTTGTCCACCCTCTGGGTCATTACCCATAACAGACCTAACATTTTTATTATCTAAGTTGTCTCGAAAATCTGATATTTTAAAACCCACACCAGATGCCTCTCTTCCAGTAAGCACAGATAATATGGCTTTAGTAGCAGGTTCTGTTCCACCCTCTTCTATCTTGTCCATTGCCAATATTTCTTCTGGAGTTTTACCTTGTCTTAATAAACTTCTTATTGACAGAACATTAGCTAATGCTTTTTGTGGAGACTTTCTTTGTGCACCAGCAAACCATGCTTGAGCTAAAGTCTTTGCTTCTTCCTCACTTTTAATATATGGAGCTGATTTAAAATAATCATAAACTTCACTATACCAATTAGTTGCTCCTTTTATTTCGTCATCTGATAAAACTTTTTCTACTCTTTTAGTCCAATCGTCAAAATTAATTTTACCAATAGCAAAATCTGGATTATCTGGATTATCTGATTTTAAAACTATTCTTTTGTTTTTTGGTTCTCCTGCTGTTTGCACTCCTTCTTTTAACTTTTTTAATCTAGTCTTTTGAAGTCGTAAGTTCTTTTGTGTTACTTCTGGATTAAATTTAAAACCTCCTTGGCTTCGTATTTCACCTTTAGGTTTGATTATATCTTCTATCGTCTTAGGTCCTAGAGCCTTGATACCTTCATCTTGTTTAGGTGCATCTAACTTGTAAAAGTTTACTACTTTATCAAAAGTTTCTTTTGCTCTGTCATCTTTTATTTTTTCAAACTGTTCATATGTAACTTTTTTACTAAACAAATCATCAACATCTTTACTTGTGGTAAAATCTCTATTTGAAGGTAAATCAGATTGCATTTGTTCGTAGTTTTTATACTTACCTTTTGTAATATTTTCTACTACATCATTTGCTAGTATTTCATTATAATTTCCTTCATAAACATTTTTTTTCAAACCAGTAACATCAGCAATTACTTCATCTTGCATATCTATTAATTCTTTTGCTGTTTTGCTTGGGTTAGTAACTTTGCTTTTTAATCTACCACCACCCATAGCTTCTGCTCTCAAATCAGCCATAGTTCTTTTAGGTTCTGTTTGACCAATACCTTTTTCTTTTATAATTTTATTTGAGCTTTGTTTAATGTCATTTTTAACACCACCCATAGCTAACTTTATTCTACTTTTTGGAACATCATAACGAACTAATTGTTTTTGACCTCCACCTCTTCCTTGAAAATATCTCATAGTGGCTATATTAGATTCTGGTGTTAATGAACCAGATATTATACTTTCTTCTCCAATCTCTGCACCTTTTTTATTAGGAGTAATTAATCTAAATACTGGTACAGTTTCTTCCGTAAAACCTTTTTCCTCTAAATATTTATCTGTCTTAGCTTTTACTTCTGGGTCGTTTTCAATCTTTGCAATTAATTGATTTCTATTTACATCCTCTGGTGCTATAACATAAGAGGTAATCGCTTCTGTGTTATTTAAGTCTTTTATGTTTTCAGGTATAGCAACTTCTGTATCGGTGTCATCTGTCTTCACAGTTTCTATATCTATATTATCTTCTAATGTTTTAATAGTGTCATCAGATTCTACATTTTCAGGAATTTTAATACTTTTAATATCATAACCAGTCTGTGCATTTCCTTCAATATCAGCTAATATTTTTTTACCAGTTTTAGTGTTTCTTAATATTGCTCTTCCACCTTTTGATAATCCATATAATCCCCATCCAGCAATCGATAAAGCCTTACCATAAATTGAAGGTAGAACTGCTCCAGCAACCATCATACCTTCACCAGCACCAGCAGCTCCTGTCAGTAATGTGTCAACACCACTAACTATAGCCTCAGTAGTTTTACCTTCTTTAGCTAATTCTGTGGTTCTTTCAACTTGTTTTGGAAAGGATAGTCTTTTACCTCCTTCTACTACATCAATTTGTTGTCCAAATATTTCTGTAATACCAGAACCAGGTACTAAATCTGCACCTAACTGTCCTATATATGGTAAAGCCTGTTTAAAACCCTTCTTAAATGATTTAAATCCCTCAATACCTCTTTGCCTTTTCGCTTCATCTGTAAATTGTGGAAACGCAGATTCCTTTTGTTCTGTCTCTTCAACATTTGGAGTAACCTCTACAGTACCTAAATCCTCTGGTCCTAGGGCAGTGATACCTTGTTCTTCATCCACGATTATTCTCCATGTGTCTATCTAGCTTATCCTCTAGTCTACGAAGATAATTTAAGACCTCCTTAAAATCAGAATTAAAATCTTTTTTAGGTAGATACTCTTCTCTAGTTTTATTGAGAAGTATTTGTAATCGTTTTATTTCTTGAAACATTTTATTAAATGCCCAACCAAATCCAGTAGCTAACAGTGTTAGCAAGATGTTCCATAACATCATATTATCCATTTTAAACTTTCCTATTAGCGATTAACTTACCTAGATCATCTTGTGGAAATAAACCCCCAAACTGCTCCCCCTTATTAAGAGACGCAATACCTTTTGCATTAGGAGTGGTAGGTAGGGAAGCAGTCTGTACTGGTTGTTCCGTTGTTCTAGTAGGTGGTTGAATATTAATGTTGGGTCGTGAAGGTTGTATGTTGCCTATTGTTTGTTGTGGTGTTTCTTTTGGTACATCTGCTTCAGCAACTAATATATCTTCATCAGTCTCTATGGCACTTTGAGGTCTTAACTCTGGTGGTAGTTCTTTTATATCAACATCCCCACCTTTTTCTTCCATTAATTTGTTTCTCACTACTTGTCCAGTTACTCTACTAATCCAAGGATTTACTTCCATATTTATTATAAAATTTTCTATGGCTTCATTTGCTTGTTTTTCAGCTATCTGTTCAGAACCCTCTTTAAATGCCTCACTTAATACTGGAGTCATTCTACCAACAGAGCTAACAGTTTTTCCTAAAGACCCTGCTAAATTTAATAGTAAACCTCCTTTAAGAGTGTCTGCTAAAAATGTAGACATTAGATAACTTGTTCCAGATGGATTAATTCTTTGTTCTGCTGCTATTGTTGGTAACACTTTATCTTTAAATACTTCTATTGCGTTTAACTCATCTTTAGTAAATAATCTGTTGACTAGTTCTTTACCTTCTTTAAATATTGCATTATAGTTTTTAACGATTGAAGTTCTATTTACAACTGTATTTTTAAGTGGGTCTTTACCCATAAATGCTTTTACTAAAATACCATCTTTTAATTTTTTCATTACTTGGTCTCTCGCACCAGCAGGTAAAATAGCTTCTAATTTATTAATTACTGTAACCATTTCACTTGGGTTGTTTAATTTATTATGTCCAAAGATACTATTAGCTACTTGTTGAGGAGACAGACCTTCTGTAGTAAGTTTTTCTAAAATAGAATTAACTTTTCTTTTAGCTAAATCTTTACCTTGTATTTTTCCAGTAATAGTTAAGTAATCTTTGTACAAGCCAGTAGCCTCGGCTAATTCTTTTATAACTTGTTCATCACCAAGCAATAAACCCTCATCAATATTTTTAAACACAGCATCATCTAAACCACCTTTTAACATACCTATTAAATTTTTTTGCTCTCCTTGTGCTTCTCTAAATTGTAAATTAATATTTTTTTGTAGTCTGTGTATATCAACTAAATTTTTTGCTTTTGGTAATTCATTTATAATTTGGTTTCTAGCATTTTTTAAAATGGGCATAATTTTTAAAGTTGCCTCATTTAAACCTTTGTCATCTAGTTGTTGTACAAGTTTTTGAGATAAATCGGTAGCTGTAGTTGTGTCTACAACAATAGATGATACACCAGTATTTGAGTCAACAGAATTTTGTACTTTAGTATATAAATCTTGAGATTTCTTTTTTATATTTTCTGCACCTTCTTTAACTACGGTGGTAATGCCTTCTACCACATCTTGAATAGGTGTTTCACTTTTTAATATACCAGAACCAGAACCAAATTTATCAGCTAAACCATTAGCAATATTTCTAACAACTTGTAACTGTTTTTCGTCAAAGTTTGTAATAATTTCTTGTGCTCTTTTTCCAGCAGCGTTACTAAATCTTATTAACTCTTCTCTGCCTTGTTGAATTTTATCTCCTAATCTTTGTCCTATAGTCAAAGGTATTTCTTCTTTTGCTACTTCTTCTCCTACAATATCTGCTTCTTTTAAAATTGATTGACCAGTCACTTTGTCTAAACCAGGTTTATATCTAGGAAATACATTTTTTGCTATATCTAATCCCACAGTAGTACCACTTTTTACAGCTCGACCCATTAAAGAAAAAGTAGGAGGCAGTAGTATATCAGTCGCTGTTGATAATGCTCCAACTTTTGTTGCATCCTCTACAGAATCTTGTAAAGACTTAGCATTTTTTTCAGCAGTTTCTGGTGCAAAAAAATTACTCAAAGCCTCTGCACCTAGTTCAGTACCTCCGTATAAAGGCACACCATATAATATTTTACCACCAAAAGACTTAATAGCACTCATTATTCTTGTAGGTCCTGCAAATTTTGCCATTTCTGCTGCAAAGTCCGAAAAATCAGTACGAGATAATCCTTTTTTATTAACATAGAAGGGTTTATCATTAAAGACTACTATTGGATTGTTAAATTTATCTACAAAAACTCCACCATATCTCTCATCGTCTTTATAAGCATTATTAATTACCTCTGCCTTACCAAAAGCACCTCTTGTAAACATAATTTTAAACTGTTCTGGTATGTCACCTAATGTGGCAAACTCTCCTGTCATTTCAGGCATATCTGGAAACTCTATTCCTTTGTCTATATTTTTAACTTCTGATTTGCTTGTTTTAATTGATGCCATAATTTATCCTATTGAAATATTGCTCCACCTTCTCCATCACTTACTATAAACTGAGCTAACTCGTTTCCATCGTCATCGGTAAAAATAGCATTACCAAGTTTATCCCTATTTAAAATAACTTCACCTCTAGGCACAGTTTTTAGCCATGCTAATTCTTCAGCATCGTCTTTTAATCCTGTATATTTTCTAAAAATACCGTTATCCTCTTTTTTAATTTGTTCTTCTATACTAAGTGTACTTCTATTTAAATTTTGTGCTAAATCTATTCTTTTAGCAGTTCTCTGTAAAACACTTTCTTTGATAGCCTTTAACATATATAAACTTACATAGTTTGCCAAAGGTAAATTTTTTAAAGACACAGCTGCATTTCTATATGATTCAAACTCCATATCAGAGGTAGAACCAGCACCAGCTTCTCTCATTAATGGAGCTAACGCATCAGACGAACTTTTTATTAATTCTTGAGCAGACAATTTATTTACATCACTCATATCTCCAAAACCAAGACCCACTAAATATCTTTTAAAAGGTAATAAGTTAGCTTCTACTACACCTGTTGGAGTATTAGGTAATACATCTAAAACTGCATCTATTCTTTTTTCTAATTGACCATATTGAGAAGTAGCTGATGCTAAATTATCTTGCAGTTTTTTAACATATCCTTTTCTTGTTTCAAAAGTAAAACTTTTTATATCTTTTTCAGGAACTAAATTTACAGATGTAATAGGAGCACCTGCTACATCTGGAGCTTCAGCACTTATAACTAAAGCTGCATTTTGTTCAAAAACTGTCTTTCCTGCTAAATCTTTATTTACTATTTTTCCTAGAACATAATTATAACCCTCAATACCTTCTTTAATTCCTCTGTCTGCTAAATATTTTTTTGCAGTAGCTTTATCTGGTTGATACTCTAAAGTTCCTTTTGCAATATCTCTCATTCCAGTAGGTTGTTTAGAGGCAAAATCTAGTCTTGATTCTGTTTGTATTCCATCTTTAAATATTACATTAGCAAGAAGTCTTTGATTGTCTTTAACAACTGGATTACCAATTTGATTTTTAGTAGTTGCTACTATTAATTTTTGTATCTCTGGATTATTTGGATATAATCTTTTAGCCTCTTCTTTACTACCAACATAAAACAAACCAAACTTTTCAGTTTTTATAGTGCCTTTCTTATCTGGTGTAACTTGTACAAAAGTGTCTACTGGATATTGTGCTACGGTTGCATCATCTAAACTTATTATTTTGCCCATCTGTGGAGTAAATATTTTATTACCTATTTGAACTTGTCCAACTCCTTGTTGCAACTTGTATTGTTTAGGAGTAGTCGTTTTTGTTTTTGCATTTTGTGCTTCTAGTTGTGCAATTTGTAAGGCAGCATTTGCTGAACCAGCAAGTCCTTGACCAGTCGCAGCTAATAAACCAGATAACTGTGATTGACCACCTTGTGTTTTACCTTGTAACAATGCACTCGCTAAAGGTAATAAAGTTAGAGCAACTCTTTGGTCTCTTTCGAACACTGGTGCAGTAGTCGTGGTTGTAGGTGTAACAATTGTTGGTTGTGTATTATCGTTATTTTGATTATTTGTATTAGAGTTTTTTATATTTTCTCTTAACTCATCATTTGCCCTTGGTTCAAAACCAAATTTTATATCTTCTTCACTTAATTTTTCGTTATCTATTTCCATATCTATCCTATTGAGGTGTTTGTTGTCCAGTTGGTTTTAATAAATTATAAGCTGCATATGCACCTATACCAGCACCTGCTGCTTGTGCTAGTGGATTAGCACCTGGTCCTGTCGTTGCAGTAATCTGTGATGCTGTAGTTGGTAAAGCAGTCATAATACCTTTTGCAAATTCAATTCTTTGAAATGGTTCAGCTTGTCTTGCAACTTCTGTAGCTCTTTGAGCTTCCAAACCTTTTTGTGCTATGTCTCTTTGTAACTGACCAGAAGATAATTGTTGAGCTATATCTTTCTGAGCCATTTGTTGTTGTGTCTGTCCTAGATTAGAAAACGCACTTGCTTGATTTAACAGAGCTTGTGTTTGAAACTGTTGTTGAGCTTGAGCCGAGGCTCGTGCATCTTTAAACGCATCCGCTTGTGCTTGACCTATTAACCCTAATCGTAATCTTTCTTCTTCTGCTCTTTGTATACCTTCTCTACCACCACCAAAAGCACCTGCCTCCACTGCTTGAGCAGCTTGTTGGTTTTGTTTAATAGCACTTTGTCTATTGATTTCATCAATCACATATCGTTGATAAGGGTTCATAAAAGAATCAATCAAACCGCCTTGTTGTGTTATGTCTTGCATTGCTGTTTGACCAGCAGCTACTGTGCTACCGATACCAGCTTGTACTGGCACTGCTCCAATACCAGTCTGACCAGATTGTGTAAAGGCTTGTCTTTCTAATGGTGAAGGACCTGCCACTTGATATTCTGGTATAGTCATAGGTTGTCTAGCTAGTTCTATAGCTTGATCGTATAATGCTAATTTTCTTGCTTCTATTTCTGGAGCTTCTCTTGAGATAGTTTCTTGCGTACCAGAACCTCCAGATGGAGCTGGTGCTGGAGCTGAACCGCCACCTCCAAAATAACCTTGTAATCCAGTCTTACTATTTACCTCACCACTACCACCTATTTGTTTTAATATCTTTACTTCATAAGGGTTAACATGAGCTAGTTCTGTATCTTCATATTCTCCTTGTTGTGCAATATCACAATATAGTTTTTTATATAACCAAACTTTAAACTTATTCGGTAGAAGTTTAAGCATCCATTTCATAAAATATTCCTTTAGCTTTGAACTCAAGATTAGGTGTATTTTTAATTATTCTATCCCAACCTTTTCTTCCTATAATTTCTAATCCTTTGCAGTTTTCTTTAATAGCTTCTAATTTAAAAAAGTGTTCTATCTCTTTAATAAATTTTATTACTCTATCGCCACCACAAAATATAATTCCTAATATTTTTTTGTTTGGGTAAATTACTTGTGATGTTACAAAATAACTCAAAATTGCTTCTCCATAAAAAACTCCGTACAAACTCATTGTACCTAATTTACATCCTTCGTAGGTCGTCTCTAAAGTGTGGCGACCATTACTCATGTCTATTGCATCTTTTAAAACTTCTGATGCATCACTCCAACAAGAATCAACATCTAATGCTTTTATGTCAATCATGAAGTAATATCGTATATTCTCTTCAACTGGTCTTGTTGTTTATAAAAAAACTTTGCTCCCATTTTTCTCATCTCTTTAAAATCTTCTGGGTTTGCACCTTCCATAATACCAGCACCTAATACCGCATCTGCTCTACTGACAAATTCACCATCTGCTAACTGTGCTAACATTGTATCTGTATCTTTGTCACCAGTTCCACTACCATCTTCTACATATCCAGTAGCTCTTACATAATTATTAACATCGCCCTCATCGTGTTCTTTTTTACTAGGTAGATAATTTACTCCACCTTCTTTAAATCTTTTTATCTCAGCTAACCCACCTTCTTTTGCTGTGTACATTTGTGTATTATCAAAGTCATATACACTAGGTGTTACTGTTCCTTGTTGCGAGGGGTCTGGTGCGTAAGATGCGGTTTGTGTAATGCCTTGTAAATTTTCCGTAGCTCTTGCGTATGCTTGTGGGTCAGTTCCTTCAAAACCTGTTCTAAATTGTTGCCCAGACAAATCTGCTTGTTGTGGAGTTGGTGCGTTCATAGCACTTACTAAAGTTCCTGCTCCTAATCCTCCTGCTATTGCTACTGGTGCTGATTGTTGTGCAATACCTAACAATCCAGCTTTTGTAGTTGCATCTGCTCCTGTTAATAATGCCTTACCAGTTCCAAATGTACCACCAGCTAAACCATATCCAGATAAAGCACCTATACCACCAGCTATTAAAGCATCTCTGTTACTTGCTCCACTTGCTTTCGCTAACAGAAAACTTCCTACTCCAGCAGCTATTGGTACTATCATAAATTTCTCCTATATATATTTGTTAGGTATATTCTACTATTTCTTAGACGAAGTATCAATACTTTGGGGAATCATTTCGTCAATAAGTCTACCAGTGTATTGGAACTCACCGACATGAGTAATATATTCTGTTATTAGAGCATAACACTTACCACCAATTTTATTCCATAGCCTTGAAAAAGCAAAGTCCTCACCATAGTATCGCTTAGTTTCTTTATCGTAGTAAGTATCAAAAAAATTATAGAGATTAGGTTTTAATACTTTTTCTCCGTCAACTACAGTTTCTTGGCGGATATTCAACTCTGGATAGTGTTTAATCATTTTTTCTAATACACTTCTTTTTAACATTAAACATCCAGTAGGTGTATGTGATAGTTCAATCATTTCATTATCTACTTTAATATCGTGTTCTTGGTCTTTTATTCTTACTGGGAAC